GACATCGCCGGAAGCCGCCGCATTCCCTGCGGGGTCCTTCGGGTCATCTACAGTGGTGAGGTCTTTCTGTCCGCTCGAAGCTCCGCCGTCGCACGTGTTTCTTGAACCGGTACCATCGGCATACATAAGGCTCAGCGTATGAGCCGTACCGCCGCCGGTATACTCAAGGTTCATAAGTGCCATCCGGCCCTCGCTGTTAGCCGGAAGATTCTCCTCGATAGCCGTTCCCGAGCTTTCGGTATGATAACCTCTGCTCAGAAATCCGTTTACAAATGCTGGAATACTCATAGTCTTCTCTCCTTCTCTTTGCTATGATTTATTCGAATTGATAGAGTATTGTTACCCCATCAACATCCGTTAAATTAGCGTAGACTCCATCATCAAAATGCAACCCGCCGGCAGGGAACGGGAACCCGTCGCCCGCCTTCTGTGCGGGGGTGTCAACGTGCATCTTCACCGTACCACCCGAACCGCCATCAATAAGCTCAAGACTTCCACCGGTCGACGTAGAATTGTAGTGAATAAGATGTACAGCTACATTATTCCCCGTAGGCACAAGCTGCGCACTTGTGGTGGAGTTCGCTGATTTTAGTTCTCCTTGTATAGCCATTATCTATACCTCAAAAAATACTTGCCCGTAATGTACTGTGCCGTCATCTGCGGAATTGTTTGTGATCTCTACAAGTGTTTTATCTTCTGTGCCGCGCTTGTAAAAACTCGCGCCACCTGCAGTACCGCCGCCACGTGCGAAACCTCGATTGGCAGTGCTGCCTATTAAATAGCGAAGCGCAACCGTGCCCTTATCGCTACCCGTCGCCCCGGTTGTTATTGTAACTTGCGGGGCGGCATCTGACAGAGTATTGACTTTAGCATATGCGGTAGCCGAGCCGCCTGAATAGTCGGTACCACGATACACGACTATCTCCATCGGGCCGGTGTCGGACTGAAAGAACGGCGGGTCAACTAACACATATCCGTTCCTCTGCGCCCCACGATTGTCCACATTAGACGGACTAAAATCGGTATACGTACTGTAGTCTATCAATATGTTGATAGTCTCGCCTGATTTAATACTAAAATTATCCTCCAAGGCATACGCATAGCCCAAATCTACATAGTCAGGCATTTATCTCTCCAATAGGCGGGAGCCGAAGCCCCCGCCGCTTGACCTATTATATGCTAGTCACTTCACAGAACGCCGCAGGCCGATATATAGGCAGCGCCGCGCGCATATCAGCGCGAATCGCCTGCTTGCCCTTGATGAAGTAGTCACTGTGGGAGTCGCTCACAGACACCTCGATACCACGCCGCTCGGCAAGCTCGATGAAATTGGCATAGTCGCCGACAATCGCCGTACCCTCGGGCAGTGCGTCGCTAATGACGACAGGAAGCCCCCAAATCCGAGCTTCGCCAGCCTCGGAAGGAGAGCCCCAAATATACACGCCTTCGGTAGTGCGGGTAAGCCGGATACCCTGCCAATCGTTCGGGTGCATAAGCACCGCGTTCGGCATGACGCGTCCGGTCACACGAACCTTAGTGATAGCCTTATGCACGGCATCAGGTACGGGGTCGGAGCCCTTAGCCTGAGACTGCAAGCCGCTCACGTTCAGAATGCCGGTCAGGTTAGGAGCGGAGCCGTCGCCGTTGACAATCTGACTGTCGAGGCGCTGGCGCAGCATGAACCGCAGCCGACGATTGATATAGCCACGTACCTGCGCGACATCCTCAAGCTGCTCGTCGGTGACAGGCAGAAAGGTGGCAATCTTGCGCACCTGAGAAGTCTGCTCGGTGAGGGCAAGTGCGGACTCACCGTAACTATTGCCCTCGGCAGTCTCAGCCGCGTTACTGGTGAAGGTAGTCTCCTCCATGTACACAACGGCGGACTGATTGGTAGAGCCCATCGGGATAAGATCGATGATCTGAATAGGCCGCTGCGCATCTTCTACAACACGACCGCTACGCAGGTCTTCCGGCGACCACCCGGCGGAGGTCTCGAAAAGGGTCTTGAGGCTTACGTCAAGCGTATCACCCTTGCCCTTCTCCTTGTAAGCAGCGGACTCGGTGAACATCTCGCCGATGCTCTTGTGCTGCTTGGGCTCTTCGCTCTCATTGCCGCCCGGGTGCTTGTACTGCCCCTTGGCTTTCAGGTTCCTCTCCATCTCAGCAAGGCTATTCACCTCATCGGTCAGGCTCTTGATATCCTGCTCAAGTTTCTGATACGCAGCAAACTTCTCGCTTGCGCTTTTGCCCGGCAGCTCCTCAATGTTCTTCAGGCTAAAATTGCCATTCTCATCGTAGGCCTGCTTGGCAACCTTATCCATGCGAGCCTGTGCTTTCTCAAGCTCATTTCTTTTTTCTACAAGTTCACTCATCGGTGATCTCCTTAATCTTTTCTTTCAGTAGTTTCTCAATCAGCTCTTCCTCGTCATCTTCGAGGATAGAATCAATTTCCTCGGCGAGCTTGTACAGATTGTCACGCGTCTCTACAATCTGCTCTCTCGCCTCGTCTCCTATAACTTTAGACTTGCCTTTCTGCTTCCTCATCTCCGCGATGTCACGACACCGCTCGACAAGTTTGCCCACGTCTTCCCGAACGCGGTTGGCTTGGTCGGCAAATCTCTCGCCTTTCTGTTCGCTTTCCTCTGCGCTTGCGCTCTCTTCAAGCTCGGGCGGCTCCTCGCCTGCGTCCCGAAGGTGCTTTCCCACGTGATTCCACACACCCCGCCTATCGCCGGCGGGAATATCTGCGCCGCCCCGTGCGCCGTTCAGCGCTGCAATCGCGGCGATACAAGCCCGCGTGTTCGCAGCGCCCGGCATACCGTCGCCGTCTACCATGTGGTGCGGGAACTTGTAAGAAGTCTTATTCTCACGGTCGCCTTCCGGGTCTACCCACGCGTACATGTTACGGTACACCGAGTAACTCCCGTCGTTGGTGAGCCTATCCTCCTGCGCCCCTGCGTCCCACTCTCGGTCAGTAGTGGAAGCGTCGTGCCGGGGAATAGCCTGTTTCACATTCTCATGCTTTACCGATAGGGTGCGAGTACCGATTCCTGCGCCGCGTAGCACAGGACTCACCTCAAAAATATCGAGGCCCTTAATGAATTGCACTTGCTGTCCGTCTCGCTCACCGAACTCATTAGCAGTAATATTAAAGCCGAATGAATACTCGGCCAAATCCTCAAGGTTCTTCACCGTGCGGTACGTCTCTTTGCCCGCCTCGGTGTCAAGGAAGAACTGCCCGTCTACAATAAGCTCGCCATTTTGCTCTGATATGGTGCCTTTGCCGACCGGCAGGTTGTCGCCCCAGCTCGAATGATTGTAGGCGCTGATTTTGACTTTCTTGCCGTTCTCAATCGCGCCCGGCATGATGACATCTCCATCATGGTCAATCACGTCAAGAGTAGCGAACACGGCACTAAACCGGCCCTCTTCCTCCTGTTTCCATTGAATCGAACCGCCTGATACTGTCTTATGCAAATTCTTCTTTTCGCTCATGGCTACATGACCACCTTTATCTACCACTAAACTCTTGCGGACTTCTCGGCTCCGCTTCCGGGTCGAACACCGGGATGAAATCCCTTGTCCCATTTGGATGCTCCACGCTCGATAAATACCCTACATCATCGGCGCTCACGATCTCGCCGTTGATTGCACTGCATACAATACCCGCCTCATCGCTGTGGGGCCTGTCGCCGGGTATCTGCGCATCAATGACACGGAACGCCTGCGCGCCCGCCTCTTTGCCCATTTCCAAGGTGCTTATGTTCTGCGCATATCTTCCCTCGGTTCTTGCTATCACCTCAGACCGAACACGGGCAGAACTCCACGGCCCGGCTGGTATATCATCGCGAATCCTACGGGCAATTACGTCTACGCCCTCTCCGGCCTCGCGGCCCTCTTTAATGGCCTTGAACATCGCCATTTTCGTCTGTTCCCGAAGGTCAATCAGCCCCTTGCGTATACCGGCTTCACTGAGAACCGCCGCCTCGCGCTCGTCGGTCAAATTGACGGCAAGCCCAAGAATCGCATTACCCTGCTCAAACGTCTCTTTTGCAATCGACAGGTACAACGCTTCATAGGCGAGCGCCCTTTCCTTCGCCTCTTCCCAATTCATGTTGTCAAGGGCTTTTTCGGCGTTCACCTCATCCTCAAGCGTCTTGCGGCTTTTCTGCGCTTGCTCAAGCCATAGCTTACTGACCTGCTCTCCCAACTCCTCGAACCGCTTTACCTCCTCAGTTATCCACTCGTCCTCAATCTCTGGCCGACGCTTATTCATAGTCTGAATGAACTTAATACCGGCCTCGCTTGCGCCGCTGTTCTCTACGCCGCCTTCTTCCTCTTGCTTCACATATTTGCGCGATTCCACCGGCAGGTGCTTACCTTCTGTACCTGCTGGAGTAGTGACAAGATTAACAGGCCGCAGATACGCCTCTTGGCTCTCATCTGCTTCCCATCCGGCTCTGCGCTGCGCCTCAGCAACAGTCAACCATCCGCCTTGTACGGCGGTATTCAGCCTGTTAATTAATTCGGTCTGGTCTTCCTGCAGCACCCGCACATCGGAAAGATCGTGCTCTACCGTCCACGCCGACGAGTCAGGTTCAAAATCCGGCAGAAGTTGCACATGAAGCTCATCTTCAATCAGCCTCAGCAGCGGAATGATGCCGTGCTCATAGCTCATCTCCCGCGCCTCTTTCGCCGTCGCTCCCACCTTGGTCTGCTGCAGGCCCGTTCCGAATCCTACAACGGACGGTTGGATACCGAGCATCGCACATACGCGCTCTTCGCTCAAGTTTCTGACGGCCGACAAGTCCATTGACTTCGGATCGAAGCCGAAAGTGTTGACATCAACCGGCGCAGAGAAAGCCATCGGCTCGCCCCTGTGCTCGCCGGTAAACTTATGCCTTACATAATCCTTGACATCTCCACTGAAATTGTGCGCCTTCGCGGTATCGCCTTCTTTAGGCGTAATGATAAGCCCAGGTACTCCACCGTTGGCAAGCATCGACGCAGCGAATGAAGCAGCTTCCATATCGCTGTACACTTCCCGTAGCGCCGCTTTGAGCTGCGAAAGACCCTTACGCATGTTCGTCGGGTCAATGCCCCACCGAAAGTGTATCACGTCCGACGGGTCAAGTTTGATCAACTCGCCGTTCGGCTTATACTCATAGTAGTCTATGAACTGTGAGCCGTCCTGCGGATAGTGCGGTTCAATAAACCAATAGGGAACGTACCACAGCTCCCTTACTCGGAGCTGCCCGTCACGCACCTTTACAAGATATGCATTGCCGTCGATAGACAAATTATTCGCAACGGCCATCCACATCATACGACCTGAATAGTAACCGTTGGGACGGTGTAGCAGGGACAGCATAGGGTGCTCATTGGTGCGTTCGCCGTCGCTATCAGCAAGCACCACGGGCGCCTCAGGCAATGTGCGCATAATCCACATGACCGGGGCCATGACGACACTCGCCGTGCCTACTCCGCCGTGCTTTTGAATCTCAAGGCCGTAGTCTCTGCGGTTTTGATGAGTGAAATCCCACCACCGCTTGTGAGACTGGCCGAAAATCATGTTCCCTACTCTATCTGCTATCCGTTGCTTTAGGCCACTAAAAATGCCCATCTACACCTCTACCAAATCGGCGCAAACTCTACCGTGTTCACTGCGCTAAAAATGCCGTACCGCATCGCGTCCATGTAGTGGTCATTCTCTTTGACCACCCGCTCTTTTTCATCGCGCCTATAATTCCATATCTCACCGAGTACGCCGTGTGCGCTCCCATGCACGAAAAATTGACCGTTCTCGATCTTCCGGTTTATTAAGTCTATTCCCGGTTCTACGCTGTTGTCAGCCTTCACGCCTGCGGTGATCTCTTGCATCCGCTCGCCGCCCGCAGGGTCACAGTAGGCTATGTAATCTCTGTCGCCCCACCGGCGCTGTATCTCGCTGTTGAATTGAGCCGATGTGTAGTTGTACCCACCGAAATCATCTACTACGTATACATTCTCACCAGCCCATCCGATAAGCACCGCCGCCATGTTAAGCCCGAAGTCAAGGCCTACAGTATAATACTCCATCTGCGGCAGTTCAGAAACGATCATCGATTGATCAAAGCGGTCATATATAACACCCTCAGCTTTCACCCATTCGCCGTAAAGAAGCCGCCGTTTGGCCCGTTCACTCAATGTATCAAGAAAGTTCTCAATGTACCCATCCGGCAGATTCTCTATATTATCCTGCGGATTGATATGGCAACTTACGTAAAGCTCAGGCTTGGCAAGAGGCCCGCCGTCTTTCGGGTCTATTTTCTCGACAAACAACTTGTGCGCCCAATGCAACGGCGAGGGCGGATTGCAGTCGTAGAAAGCCTTGTTTTGAAGCCCCTTCACATTCTGTGCCAATCGGGAAAGGCCCATTAGAACCGTATCGTACTCTATCTGCGAGACCTCATTGAAATATATAGTACTGTACTCATGACCGAGCAGCTTCTCAATCCTATCCGAGTCGTCAAAGCCGCCTACCCATATCTCGGAGCCATTGGCAAACTCCACGTACATATCCTGCTTATAAACGGTATAATCTTCAGGATGCAGCCGCTTTAACGCTGGCAAAAGGCTCTCATGCCATACGGTTGTTCTCGCGTGCGCATTGCGGAGCCGGGCGATAAGGTGACGGGAACCGGGATACTTAAAAGCCCGGACTATCACCTTTTCAATCAGCAGCGTAGTTTTTCCGCTTCGCGCCCCGCCGTACAGAAGTATATTAAGCGCAGCGCCCTTCAGCAGCCGCGCCGCTTCTCTTTGTCTCTCGGTCAACTTCACTCGTCAAGTTCCTTATCGACCACGAATGTAGTTTTCATATCACCGCTGTGCTCTATCTGAGATTTATCGGAGTAGCCGTGATTGTGGAGCATGAGCTTAACGATATTGCTGTTCATCTCACCAAGAAGACCGCCGTTTAATAGCGCACGCTCTTGAATATTCTTTATTCTCTCTAACGTGTGGGAAAAGCTGGCGTGCTTATCTGCCCACTCATAAATCGTCGACCGATCTACGTCCAGCACCGCCGCCAGCCCAGCGTAAGAGGGCACAGCATCCCCATGGGACGGGTAGTTCTCGGCGTATTCGTCCGCCTTTCTCTGCACCCCTTCGTTGTATTTTGTCGGTCGCCCATTCATTGTATTTCTCACTAATCGCCTTGAAGGCTATTTTCTGAAAACGGAATAAAGCACGGGCGGCTTTAGCCACCTACGCCACATTCGTGGTTTGAGTGTCACCCCACCGCCCGGCTACCGCTTACAGAGTGAACGGTGTTGAAAATACCCGGAACAGAAGCATCGGAAGAGAGGCTTACCGGGGCTTATTATCCGGCTTAGGTTGAATCCGTAGATTCTCCCACCTCATTACGCCGGAAGGTTAGGCACGGGGCCTATTGCAGGGCCGGGAGTCGAACCCGGAATCTTCGGCTTATGAGACCGATATGTTACCATT